TTTGTTTGTTACTAATACTATACCATATGTACACATGATTTTTTTATTTGGTGGCTAACTTAATTATACAATCTTCCTTATTTATAATGTTTATATTATTAAAAACACAAAAAAAGCTACTAAGTTATAATACTTAGTAGCATATCTAATTTATTCAAATAAACATTCTTCAATCAATTCTCTATTCTTTAACTTATCTATCCACTCTTTTGGAATGGCATCGTAACCATAAATTATTCCAGCAAGTCCACCTGTGACTGCAGCCGTTGTGTCAGTATCATTACCAAGGTTTACTGCTTTTAATACAGCATCCTTATAATTATCTGTATTTAATATACACCATAGCGATGCTTTTAGAGTGTCAAGAACAAAACCACCTGATTTTATCTCGCTCTCGTCTAATTTTTTTATAGCTTCACCGATATATTTCTCGCCCTTAATTAATTTTCTTGCTATATGAATATATTCTATACAAGCATTTTTTGATATTTCATGAGCGTGCGTGATGGCTGAAACATTTGCAATGTCATCATCTGATGAATCTATAAACGCTAGTGGAATTATTCTCATAAGTGAGCCGTTGCCATTGTCATGAAAACTATCCATGCCATGACCAATTTCAATAGCTTCGCGTGTATTTCCGCCTACATCGAATACAGTACCATTTGCAGTGAATTCATCATCATGTAGCCAAGATTCAAAATTCTTTCTAATATCTTTTAAATCAATGCATCCTTTGTCTTTAATTGATTTTGCAGTAGCAAGTGTGAGCGATGTATCATCGGACCATGTGCCTACCTCTTGATTCCATGTGCCGTGATCAATCATATCTGTGCATGTAAATGTATATCTTTCCTTAAACTCATATGGCACACCTAAAGTATCGCCAATAGCAAAACCATATATAGCTGATCTTAATTTTGACATAAATCCCCCTCCATAATCATTGGTATTTATATATGAAAAAGGACCAAGTAGTTGAAAATACTTAGTCCTAAAGTGGCGCATCATGAGGGAGTCGAACCCCCGACCTTCTGGTTCGTAGCCAGACATTGTACTAGCATTTAACACACTTGTAGCCATTTTTGTATACTACCTGTATACCACCGCCGTAAATTGTGGGGGAGTGTAGTGCATTTTTATGTAGACAAAATTTGTATAAATGTATTATAGCATAGATTTTTAAAAATTGCAACAAAAAAAGAGGGTAAATTAATACCCTCTCAATTATTCTTCTATTTTATTTTCTTCTCTAGCCTTATCTACCATAGTTTCAGATAGCATATACATGACCATTGATCCAACTGCTCCAACTAAAGCAACAACCTTTTCTGTCGTTCCTGGATCGCACTTTGTAAAAGCAATTATACATACTACTAAGCCCGTGACTGCTGCCCAAAACTTACGGCTTGATAGTTTTTGTGCCCAATTAATTTTATCCATCTAAATCTTCTCCTTTCATGTCCTCTTCACACTCCTCATCTGAGTGTTTTATTTCTTTTCCTTTTATAAAGGCTAGTCCCCAAAGCTCTGCAGTAGTAAAACTAAACCAGCTTCCAACCAAGACATCAGAGACAAACAGCCCTTTGTAGTTGATGTATAGTACCGCCGCACAGAAAATTACATTCATAGTAATAATCAGCGCGACGATCCACTTGCTAAACCTCATCTTACTACTATCTCTTTAGTGTTTTGATTCCAGTCGACCTTGTAACCAAGCTTCTCAAGCAGTTCTCTTGCTTGTACATAGTTATGTCCACCTATAAGCTTGCCTTCAGCCTCAATCTTTTTGCCTTTAAAATCAAATTTAATTTTGTTCACAGTATCCCTTCCTTTCATCTCTTTTAAATCTTCTATTAGTCTGTCCCATGGAAAATATTTACCAGGGCAGTTCGGTTTTTCCTTCGGCGCGACCTCGTAGTGACCTATTATATGCTCACGATCTATGCTTATATCGTAGCCGTAAAGTCTCTTAACTGTATCAATGATGTAGCCATGCAGCCAAAGCGTTGCTTTGTATTGCGCATCAGTAAGTGCGCCTTCTCCCTCTTGGTAGCTAAATCCCTCATGTTCTATGGATATGGTAAACAAGTTTGCGTTTATAACCTTATCTCTGATTATGGGGTTTGTGCTGCGTTTGTAATAGTATTTTTTATACTTGCTACTTGACTGTGTACCATTGCACCACGCTGTATTTTGTATATCTACAAGCTGATAGATTTTACCTAGTCTAGTAACCACAAAGTGTGCAGATGCTTGCGACTTAGGATTGCATAGCCAGCTTATGGATCCCATAGCGTAGCCCTCAGTGATGTGATTTACTATTATGATAGGCTTCTCGCCTTTGCGTCCCTTAGTGTAGTTTTGACTATATTTTCTAATTATCTCCAAGCTTTTTCACCCCCATCTCCACTTCTTATAGGCAGTGCCTCTACATCTGGTTTGTACTTGTTTTTGACAACACCATTGCCGCCAACGAGTTCGTAATTTCTGCAGTTTTCTGCAAATATTTCATAGTCCTCATCACTTACATATTTTTGTCTCATAAACTTTGCGTGCTGATTTTTAATCTCTTGCTTCAAATGAGTTCTACTTCTTCTATTTGACAGCTCTATATAATCACTTAGTTTTGCGTCTAAGTTTGCGAGCTGTTCTTCATGTGCTTCAACACGCTTGTTAATCTCTTCTTGCTTTTTCGCGTTGTCGTGCATCCTGTCGTTGTACTTTTTAAGTTTAAAAAGCATGGTTGATACACCCCCTAGTGTTAGTACAATCGTGATTAGCTCTTGTACTGTTATTTCGTCTAATATTGTCATATACTACCTTCTTTTCCTAGATTTTTTGTAATTAGCTTTAATTTGTGATCTTGCATTTGTATATACTCACTGTTTTTTATAAGGCTTTTAATAAAGTTGTAGCTGTTTGCATTATTAGCATGTCCGAGCCAAGAGTTTAGTATTTGCTCTATCTTTATAGGTTTTACATTCTTATTATTAACTAAGTTTGGTATAGCCTTAACCTTGCGCTTTATTTTCTTTTTACTTGCGTTTCTTAATAGTCTGTGCGTGGTATGGATTTTAAATCCTATTGCATTGACTCCTTGACTTAGCGGAAATATTTTACTTTTCTTGCTATTTAATTCAAGACTAAGTTTATCACTTATAAAGTTTTTGATCTGCTCTTTTGCCTTTCTTGCTTCCTCTTTATTTTTTACTATTATAATCATGTCATCCATGTACCTTACGTAAAATTTAAGGCGCAAACTGTGTTTTGCAAATTGGTCAACTTCATTAAGATAGATGTTAGAGGATAGTTGCGACAAAGTATTGCCAAGTGGCAGGCCTTTATCATCTATAGCAGATGCTGTATCGACTAATAGATCTAAGAGCCATAGTGTATCTTTGCATTTTATCTTTTTTCTAAAGAGTTTCTTTAATATATCTCTGTCTATAGTGTAGAAAAACTTTTTAATATCAAGTTTTACTATATAAGCCTCGTCTACATACGTCCACTTAGCTTTTCTCATGAAACTAGAGATTCTGTCCACGCATTTATGTGTGCCTTTGTTATCTATGCTGCCGTACGAGTCATAAATGAATGTTTTAAAGTAAATTTGTTTCAGTATGTTATTAACAGCAATTTGCACCACTTTATCCTTAAAGCTAGGAGCATATATAAGTCTTTCTTTTGGTTCGTACACATAAAAACTAGTGTAACTATCGTGTTTATAAGTTTTATTTTCTAGACTTTCTCTTAAAATTTTTAAATTGTATGTTTCGTCTTCTGCAAATATTATTGCGTCTGGCGAATATTTATTTTTACCTAGTAGCACTTTTTTGTATGCTAGATACAAATTATCTTCAGCTATTATCTTTTGGTATAGATTGTTAAATTGTTTCGACAATTTTGATTTTCACTTCTTTCTTTTGGAGTTACTAAACAAATTGACTTTGTTTATGTGTTTACACATGTCGTGAAGGAATTAAGCTCTCTTGAATATGTCAAGTCGTGCTATTAAAACCATGATCTTAATAGTCATATATTTTATCTTCAGGACGGGGCGCCAACCGATGTTACTGTTCGTATTGTTGGAATTGTTGTAATTCGAGTACGAAACCCCATTGTAACCACGTATCAAACGGTTGGACGCGCATGCAGCCTAATCCCTATAGTTTTATTTTACGCTAGATTTGATATAGCCAGTTAGCATTTTACTTATCTCAGTTAAGCTTAGATCAATTTCTTTATATGCTCTCATGCTGATGTATTTGTTCTCTCTTGCTAGTTTTAAGATAAATCTTAGTGTTGCTAAATAACCTTCGCTTTCTTGCAAATAACATAACCTCTTCGATTTTACAAACTTTGCTCTGTACGTAAATTGATATAAGTTGTATAAATTTATTTTGATCTCGCTACACATTGCAAACTTTTCTGCTTTTGGAAAGTTCTTAAGCATTGGATATATCGTCTTAGCAAATTCTTCTATTCTTTTTAATAATTCTAAATTCTCCATTTTATTCTCCAGGCTACGCACGCTCTCGCGTGCCTCCGCCTTTTTGTCAGTGTTTAGCCGACAATTTTTAAGACGGGGCGCCAACCGAAGCCACTGTACGTATAGCCGGAATTGCTGTAATCCGAGCACGAAACCCCACCGTAACCACGCACCAAACGGTAGGACGCGTTATTTCCTACTGTCTCTTGGCACCAAGTGTATGAACCGTTTCCAGCGCTACTATTTGTTTGTAAGTCATTGTCTGAGTAGCTGCAACCCCAATTGTCTGTTGGTGATTTAACATTATTTGGATATGCCCAGCTGCTTGGCGCCTTCGCATGTATTGGCAGCATTAAAGTGTTCCACATTGATTTATGGTTTGCATTTCCGTCATATCCAGCAATCATTGTCTTTGGGTTTGGCTGCACGTCCTTGCCTGTGCCTCTTGGTATCATTACTTCGTAGCTTTTGCCTTTAATTGTGATCTTTGTGTCTCCATAGACTGCGTTTGCAGCATTAATTTGATCCCAAGAAATACTGTGTCTGAAAGTCTTTTTAGCTATTAAGTAAACGTCGCCCTCGTATGCAAATTTAAGCCAAGGCTCGTTGCTATATTGACTAGTTCCAGCTGTTATCCCGAGCATATTTGCTAGAGCATCTCCACTTATAAAATCATTTGATGCCACTTCTCCGAACCAACCAGCATCCATTGTGCCTTTGAGTAACTTTCTTTCACCTGGTGCTCCTATTTTGTCATCATATATATTTTTAGCTTTTAGATCTGTAAATCCATGAGCAATTAGTAAGTCATTTACATTCATTTTTTAGCTCCTTTCTAATTCTTTCTTATAAATAAAGTCATTGCTATCGTAAAATAAATTCCACGTTTTAGTGCTTTTAATTTGCTGGCCTTGATATTCACTTAATTTTATCTTGCTGTATTTTGGTGCTTCTCCTATAAGCTCAGATTTGTAAGCAAGTTCGCCGTCAATTTTCCTATAATCAACAGCTTTATATATTCCGCTGTCAAGGTTTAGACCAATTATAGATAATTCTTCTACTATGGAGCTATTTTCATTCCAGCGCTTCTTTTCTTCATCTGTAACAGTTCTGTGTGTGCTGTCACTAGTAAGCTGTGATAGGCTTGTTTTGATGTCAGATTTACTTGCTTTGCCATTCCAAGTCGATTTTTCACTGTCTGTCACCAACCTATGAGTTTCATCATCAATCATTTCAGATAGTTTAGTTTTTACATCTTCCTTGTCTGCTTTGTGGTGTAGAACATTACTCATACCATGAGTAAAAGAACTAACATCGTCAAACATATTTTTTAAAACTTCTTCGATATACCCTCTATATTTTCTATATCCACTCACTTCATAGTCGTAATATTCAATATCTAATACTTTTGGTTTTATGTCACTCGTCTTAGCATATCCAGATAAGTCAACTTCAGTACTACCTATAAGCTCCCACTTATCAAGCCATAAATACTCAAGATATACGTTATTTGCCTTGCCTTTACTATCCTTTACAAGATATATAACATCATCTTGTCCAGTCGTTGGCAAAGCTTCTACCACTTCTTTCTTAAGTGTCTTTATCTTAGATAGCGCTTCTTGTAATTTTGGCTCAGTCACGTACTTATCCAGATTTCCACTAGCAATTATGTCTTTTAAACTTTGTTCAGCTGTCGCTGATTGACTAAGTAAATCTTGCAAAGTAGTTATACTTGTGTTTGCCTTTGTATCAGTTTCTTTAAGCTCGCTGTCAGTAGCACTACCTTTTGTGCTTGATTCATCAAGCTTAGCCTTTGTTGTTTTCGCTCTATCAATACTGCCATCAAGATTAGTTTTTGCTGTATTTGCCTTGTCAACACTTGCATCTAGATTAGTCTTCGCAGTGTTAGCATTGCCCACACTTGTCACAAGGTTCTTATCAGCTGCATTTATTTTTGATACTACATCTTGACCCGTCTTAATCGATTGACCGAGCTTAGTATTTGTATCAATACCTTGAGCTGTCTTTTCTTGTAAGGTGCTTTGTGTGTTTTTGGCTGTAGATATACTAGCTTGTAGATTAGCGTTTGTCTTATTTCCTTGAGCAATGTTAGCTTTTAAGTTATTATTTAAAGTATCAGCACTGCCCCTACTTGCTTCAAGCTTTGTATATGCTTCGCTTGCACTTGCAGTAGATGTCTTAAGATTTTCACTTAAGCCTCGACCCGCACTTGTATTTGATACAAGCTCTTGATTGACTTTCTTGCCCTCATCGATGTGAGCGCTTAGAGTAGTGTCAAGGTTCTTACTATCTTTAAAAGTCTTTTCATAGCCTTTAATAAGTTCAAGTGCTTCATTGATTTTGTTAAAGTCAACAATTACGTTTTTTCCAACTGTTGCGCCATTTTGTATTGATTCTTCTACATGTAAGTCAAATATCTGTGAGCCAACCTTCAAGCCTTGAGCATCATATAAAACAAACTGAGCCTTATTAAGTCCACTCTTTGTAAACTGCTCGTTTACTGGTTTTACTATAAATTTATTGCCACTTATCGATGCTTCAACTTTAGTAACCTTGCTGTCATTACCTACATAGAACTCTAACTTATGTCCAGTGATGTCAATAGCGTTGTCAAGCTCATCTCTTACTTCAACTTCAAAGACCCTACCTGTATCTCCTTGCGTGGAGAATAAAACTCCATTAAAGCTATCATCAAATTTTAATTTTAACTTATGCTCTATCATATGCTAAGTTCCTCCACTTCGTTAGCTGGTCTACCAGCAAGCTTTATAAGTGCATCTTGCAAGTCTTTTTCTTTTTTCTTTAACTCCTCAAATTCTTGCTTTATTCTTTTCGATTGGCTGATTAAATCTTCTTTCCTATAGCCAATCCTTTCTATCTCTCTCTTTAAGTCGGCTTCAGACAAAGTATAGATGCTTGTCTCAGTAATTTCTACTTTGTCATCAAGCTTTTTTATTTCCATAATACTTTCCATGCTAATAACCTCCGTAACCAAGCAGTGCTTGTATAAATATGCTTGCGCTCACGCGTCCTAAATCGCTGTTGCCAATAGCTATAGTGTTCCAAGAGCCTATACTTAAATATCTTGATATATCCAAATCACTTTGAGCACGTGAAAAACTATATGAGCCTGTCAAGCTGCTGGTGATGTCACGTCCATTGACCAGTATAGTATAGTTTGAGCTACCTCTCTTTGTGATAATGCCAAAAATGGGGTCATGCGTGTGACCAGGTATCTCAAAGTCATGTCTATGGTTAGGTAAGTCAACTCTATGTCTATGGTCGCTAATACTTAGTTTGTGCTCATGTCTTGTGGTGTGCCAAAATGACTCTGTTCTACCTATAGTGTTTCTATCGCTTGGATCAAAAACGGCTAATCTAAGATGACTACCTTCTACATCTTCAATTCCATGCGTTGTACCATAATCTCCTCCACCACTATCAGTCGAAGTATAGTCGCCACCGCCACTTTCGGATGTAGAGTACTTACGATCTTCATAAGTGTTTCCTCTTTGATAAGCTCTAAAGTCGTCGATGTAGATATTTAAGCTAGCCTTATATATCCTCTTTGTTTCTCTAGGTATATAGATGTGTAATTCCAAAGGATAGCCTCTGTCCACATTATCAGTTTGACTATCTTGCCAAGATTGCAATATGCCCTCATCGTCTAAGACAGTTATGTTGCCACTCTTGTCACTAAGCTTTAAGCCATAGCGACCAGATGCCCAGTTGCCAAGCTGTACTCTTTCTCTTTGATTATTATCAAGTACTTGTAAGCCTTTTGCTTGAGTGATTTTCACGTTGTTGTACATCACATCTTGCTTGACTACTTTGCCGTCAAGTGTAGTTATCTTGCCATCTACAAGCTTCAAATCATTTCTAACTTTGCCAGTTTCATCAACTATCTTGCCGTCAAGTATTTTAAACTGCTTGCCTAAGTCGCTGTCAAAAAAGTCATTATTGACATTGATTTGCGCCGCGTTTATCTTTGCATACTTACCAAGCGTACCAACTATCTCATCAGCGACTACACCGTCAGCAGTGAGAGCCGTCCTCCAGTCCCACGAGCCATCAGGTTTCTTACTGTTTGCTATTAAAATCTTACCAGCGCCCATGTATACAACCTTTGTAGGACTTTTATCTATGGGTCTGTCAAAGCTGTAGTATCCAGCAGGTAAATTATATTTGTTGCCTATTTTTAAGTCGTAATTGTATGCCGCATCATTAAAATAAGTTTCTGTGATCTCATCTCTCAAATCATCAAGATATTCATTGAAGACGCGAGTTTGAGTTTTTCTTTTTGCGTCCTCGGCCTTTATCCTTTCAGATGCGCTGCTTACTATTTTGTCCCCAAACTCAAAGTCCGTAACTTCACCTTTTAAGTAGTCTTTTTTAATCTTAAAGACCCTTGTGAGATAATTTATGCCGATGTCTTTGCGTCTAATTCCTACAATTTCTCCTAATTCGACATCTTTTGCTATGCCCTTAGCCTTAAATTGTACTTTAGGTCTTGCATTTTCTTTTGTGTATTTATAAGTTGCCTCATACAGCTCTTGGGCATCTTCTATGTCGCTAAATTCAATAACACCAAGCTTTGGACTTCCATCTGGGTAGCCATAAGCCTTAGTCGCTTCTTTTAGCTCGGCATAATCTTTTCCTTCGTGATTAAACTTTAGCTTTTCTTTGTTTTCATTTTTAATCTTTTTGCCATTTGCGTCAGTAAGCTCTAAAGTCTTGCCTATGCCAATAAAGCCAGTGTATAGATCATCAGTATTAGATTCAGCCGTAACACTTATAAGCTTATCCCCATAGACAAAGCTGCGTCCATAGTTTCTACTTATCTCATCATATAGGTCAATCCTTTTGTCATAGATCTTACCATCTTTAAAACTAATATTGAGCTTAAACTCACAGTTCCATTTTTTTATGATCTCATAAAAGACAGCCAGGGCAGATTTGTTTTCAATCTCAAGACTTTCTATAGCTCTTGTAGAGTTATTTCCCACATGCCATCCTGTATCCTTTAAAATCTTCTCAACAGCTAGAGATGCGCTCTCGTACTCAATCCTATTCTTGCGTATTACACGTCCCTTTAAGTCATCAAAAAACATGTGTATGCCGTCAAAAGTCAGTTTGCCGTCTTCTTTGCTTACACTTCTTATTCTGTAGATGTAAAAGTTCTTATTATCTTTTACGCCAAAATACTTTGCTTCTTCAGCCTCTTTACTATATGCAAAACTTAAAGTCGAAGTAATCGTTCCTCCTAGCTCAAAGGCTGCCGTATTCTCCAGGATAATGGAGGGGGGTATATTTTTTATTAAGTTTAAATTTATATCAAATAGATATGCTCCTATCATAAAGCACGCTCCCTATACCTTATATTAAGCTTGCCAGCACTTGCTCTTATCTCATCTTCACTATAGATAGTAAACTCGTGATAATCACTCTCAACAAAGTCTAAGTAGTGCAGGATATTCCTTCCATTGAGACTTATCATCTCACTAGTAATCTTAAGCTCATCGCCTTCGTGAAATTCGCCATTAAGAATTATCTTCAGGCCATTACTAATATTTGTGATCACAAGCTTTTTGCACTCTTCACAGGATATAATCATCTCTTCAAGCTTAATAGGATACTTCTTGTACTGTAGGCTTGGTATTTTGCCACTAGTTTCTCTTATGCTCGAGTAGATAAATGGATCAGATGTGTGTATGATAAAAGACCCTACCCCAATGTTACTATCATAAGGTGGGTCTTCAATACTTGCTACTTGTCCAAAGCGAAAGCCATCTTCGTCTCTGAATGAAAATTGAACTTCGTCATCACTCTGAATTAGCTCTGTAAGCCTTTTTATAAGCTTTAGAAATTCAGAGTTTCTCTTTGCCTGAACTAAAAAATATACCTTTATGTCCCTAGCTGGATAAGCCTTGTTAATAAAATAGTCGCCATTTTTACCTGGTATATTTACAGACTCCAAACTAGGAGAGAAGAGCTGCCTTCCCTCCACATTTATCGTCATATAGCCTTTAAGGTATTTGTCTAAGTTTACATTGTTAAATGTTATTGCACAGTTGCTATACATATATACCTCCTAGTATGCAAGCTCAAGATCTATAGTCTTGTCTTGCTCATTTGATATAGACTCAACAAAAGCTTTAAAGTTCTTGCCGCCTATAGATAAATTTATGGCCATAGGCTTTGCTTCGCTAGCCTCATCACTTGTAAAGTCATAGGCATCAAGGCCACTCGATGCAAAAGAAATCTTCTTTGTAAAGTCATTCCCCATAGCATCCTCAACCCTACTCATAGCTCTTTCTACTGGAGAGATGTTTTTCTCTACACCCATGGCTAAGCCTAGCATAGTATTCTCTCCTATGCCAGCAAAAACAGTAGATGGTGAGTGTATTCCTAAAAACTTCTTAACTCCACCAACTATACCGTCTACAGCTCCTTTTACTTTATCAGTAACCCAGCCTACAGCTCCAGATATACCTTTCCATAAGCCTTTAAGTATGTTTTCACCAATGGAAAACATACCATCAACTAGACCAGTGAAAAAGCCTGTAATCTTGCCTATAATGTCTTGTATAAAAGTACATAGGCCGTTCCAAACTTCTTCAGTCTTAGTTTTTACAGTGTTCCACGCATCAGCTATCGCCTTGCCTATATTTTCAAAAGTTTCTTTGATCTTGTTCCAAACATTTTCAATTACTTTTTTTATCTCGCCCCAGTGTTTTATTGCTAAAACTACTAAAGCTGCAACAGCGACTCCAATCGCTACAAATGGATGCGCCGAAATTAAAGTAAACAGTCCACTTACAGCAGTTTTGACAGTACCTAGTATGCCTGTAAATTTAGTAAATGCACTTCCTGCGCTAGTAACTATACTTGATATAGCAAGAGATGTTTTTAAGCCTACAAAGCCGCCTATTAAAGCAGTAATTACAGGTGTTAAAATGTTAAACTTGTCATTTAGGTCTGTAAACCATTTAATAAGCTCACTAAGTGTAGTGCTTATGCCGCTTAAAGCATCACCCAATAATTGTATCCCAGTTTGTACAAATGGACTGCTTGCAATATCAGATATAGCTTGGACTATACTTGCTATGATATCGCCTATAGCTGTTAAAACTGTTTGAACGATGCCACTTTGAAATATCGCTTCTATCCCTTGCCATGCAGTACTTATAGCAGTTTGCATTGACTCAAAAGCACTCTTCAGTCCATCACCAAGTCCAGGCGCTAAATTATTTAAGCTTTCACAAGCGATATTAAATACACTCTCAGCTATAGTCTTTGCCATTGGTAATAAATTGCCAAATACAAATGTCTTAACAGATTCTAGTAGATTGTTAAGGCTTTGGTCTATGTTTTGACCCAAGGCGATGTTGCCTAATAGATCAGTAAAAGCAGACCTCATCATATTAAACGAACCAGTAAATGTCGTAGCCGCTTCTTTAGCAGTTGTTCCAGTTATATTTAGTTCACCTTGTATAACGTGTATCGCTTCGTATACATCAGATAAATTTGATATATCATAATGCACACCACTAACCTTTTCAGCTTCAGCTAAAAGCCTTTGCATTTCTTCCTTCGTTCCGCCAAAACCAAGCTTAAGGTTATCGAGCATTGTGTAATTTTGTTTACTAAAGCCCTGGTACGCGTTTTGTATGCTCTCAAGCGACGAGCCCATCTTATTGGCATTGTCGCCCATGTCAATCATCGCCATATTGGCAATATCTGCAGCCTTTTTTGTGTCACCGCCTACAGAAGATATAAGCCCAGCAGAAAAGCTTGTAACGTTCTCCATATAGCTATTGGCACTCATGCCTACAGTTTTAAAGGCCTCTTGAGCATTCTTTTTTACAATTTCAGCAGCCTTTGAAGTTTTTGTATCAAATAAAGTCTCTATACCGCCAAGTGACTGTTCAAGGTTTGCTCCTTCTGCAAATGCTGTGCCAATAATCTTTCCTATACCTAGTGCAGATACACCTTTAACTATTGTGCTTTTTAATGAGCTCATCATACTAGAGCCACCAGCTATACCAGCAGAACCAGCCTCATCACTTACTATCTTTCTAAGCTCACCAGATATACCTTTTGCCGATGGAATTATCTGCACATACGCTTTACCTAATTCACTTGCCATTTATAATTTCCTTTCTCTTTCTCATAAAGTCCTCACTCGTGTAAAAGACTTGATTCTTATCCTCAGTTTTATTGATCATATCCAATATCATCTTTGGACGATTGCGATTGTGTTTAGCGTCCTTAGTTTGAGCATAAAGGAGTAAACTTAGCCTATCAAGTATGCCAGCTAAAAGCAAAGTGTCATTTTTTATTTTTGACTTACTCATAATAAGCTTAATTCTTGCCTCATCTCTTAAGCCACACGCTAAAGTAGCTAAATTTAAAAGGCCTATACTTTCCCATTCGTATAGGCCATAATATTCAGCTAGATCACAATAAAGAGCATCTTCATCAAGTCTTATCATGTAAGTGAGGACTAAGATTTTTTTAGCTTTACATTCTTGAATATCTCTGCAACTTCAAGTTGAAGTTTGTCAACTGGCACTGTTCCATCTTTTTCTCTTAAGTGATTCATAAGCTTAAGCTTGCCCTCATCTCCAAGAAGTAGTGTAATAACTTTAGATATTAAAAGAGGATTTGCTTCGGTTTCGTACAGTGCGTCTAGGAGTTCAAAATTGTTTAACTTGCTATAGCTTATTGAGTACTTAAAGCCGCTCTCTGTAGTCCCGTCAATACCCTTAATCTTCTTTTTTACTTCAGCCATTATTTTTCACCGCCAAAGATATATTCGTAGTGTTGATTGCCATCTTTATCAGCTAGTGCTTCGATAGTTATTTCATATCCTACAGCATCATCATCAGTGTATTCAATATCGCCTACATCTGTGATAACAGCTTTAGGTATAACTATTCTCTTTAAAATGTCATTCTTTAGTATCATCTCTACAACATAGCTACGAGCTTCAGCTGGATCCGCATTTACTTTTAGTTTGATTCCAGTTTTAAGGTCTCCTTCTACGTTGTTCTTGCCATATACAGTCTTTAGTACGTCTACATTAGTTGTCTCTATAAGTTTAAAAGTGAAAGTATCAGGCTTTCCTTTAGATATTACTAGGACTGTATCTCCGCCCCAGGCAGGTATTTTGTCAGATTCTGGGCTGTTGGAGTTTGACATACCATCTTCAGAGATATATCCTAAAGATACTAAACTTGTGTCTAGATCGCTCTTAGCGTCGTTTGGTAGTGTAGCAGTAGTTTCTCCAACATATATTGCTCCACCAAACTTAGGCTTTGCCCAGCTTACATTGTTTGCATTACTCAAATTAAATCACTCCTTTTAATAATATAGATCAAATACCGCTTGGTATCTGTATCTTTTTGTCTGTGTATCTGTAAAGTTGTAGTCGCTATCGAGCTTTACCGAGCCTATATCTTCACTCTCAATAATTTTAAGCATAGCGCCCACTACTTTTTCATTTAGTATGGCCGCTTCTTCCATAGATTCAGCATAAGACTGCACGGCAAAGCTTGCTCGATTGATTCTATCGACCCTTGCTGAACCAAGTTTTTCTATCACTACATAGCTTTCTTCTTTTTCTTTCTGCTCTTCCATATACACATGCACTTTTAATTTTTTAATTAAATAATTTAAAATAATCTTTTCAATCATCTTTATTGTCCCTTTAGTGCTTTTAAAAGCGTATTGCTCTTAAGGTTATGGTAGTAAGCCTTGTAACCATCTGCTCTTATATTTGCGTGTAGTCTCTTCTTACCAACTCCAACTTTTAACTCATAATTATAAGCTTCGCCTTTAGCGTCTGTCTTATCGCATCTATTTAAAGCAGCGTTCCCGTACTCTTCAAGTATCTCTTTCATCTCTTCACAAAGTAAAAGCTCGCTTACTCCTTTTTTGTTGAGTACAAATTTTACCTTACTCATAGCGCTCCACCAAGACTTTCTTGTGCCACTTAAGTGGTACCATCTCTTCTATGCCCTCTATGACATTTCCAAAAGTTCTATATTTTTTGCCAAATATAATTACTTCTCTGTCTTCCCACTCGTGCGTGTCGCCTTTAGGTATGCCAAGAGTGTACACAGCTTTTTTTCCATATAGATCAAGATTATTTGTGACAGCTTCGGTATCAGTAGGAGATACTAAGACGTCGTCAACTTCAATTTCCTTGTCCTCATATATAGGACTGTTAAAGCCATCTACACCGACCTTTACCTTATCAATCAAAGTGATCTTTATGCCTTTAATCTTTCCCATAAAAGTCAATCACCCCGTACTTTTGCGTCCTTAGACCTAATCTCTTAAGCTCGTCCTTCTTTATAAAAAGACCTCCACCAGGTACTAAGTAAGTGCCACTAAATGAGTAGCCAAGAGCAGACTCAGCAGACTGTATCATTGGCTCTTGATCAGTTGATGTCATTAAGTTTCTTGCGACAACATCACAGACTATTGACTTATATAGATCTAAATAATCTTTATCCTTTACAAGCTCATCGATGTCCTTATTTGCTCTTTTAGCTTCAACCTTTAAGTTAGCTTCAACCTTATCAATAAGAGCCCTTGCTCTTTCAATCTCATCTTGCTTAAGAGGCCTCCATAAAGTCATAAGTTCATCTATGCTTAAGTAAGCCATACTACTCACCCTTTTTATTATTTCTTTTCTTAGGTGTTACCTTGTTAGTTTTTTCTGTTTTTTTTGCGTCTGCTTCTTCTGCTTTTTCAGCTGCTTCTTTAGCTTCCTTCGCTTCTTCAGCTTCTTTTGCGTCTGCTTCTTCAACTGTTGCTACTTCTTCAGCTTCTGCTGCTTCCTTTGTTTCTTCTGCTTCTGCTGCTTCTACTGCTTCGCTTATTAACTCCCAGTCTTCACCAGATAATAAACAAGGGCTATCAATCGTAGCCCCTGTTCTTTTGTTAACATATATCATATTGACCACCTATTCAGCTTTGATAGTTGCAAAGCTCTTAGCGTCAAATATGCCCCAGCCAAGGTAAGCTTCTGCTCTTAAGTAGACTTGGTTATAGTTTTGTAAGTCTTTACCTGTTCCGTCTGGATCACCATATTCAATAACCTTTAGAGGTACTTCCTTTGCATAGCCCCATTGGAACATGTTTTCAAAGTCGCCTACAAGTGATTTTAGCTTATTAGCAGCACCGACAGTAGCGTTTACATCTGCTGCAAGCCCATTTATCTTACCAGGGTTAGCGCCCCAAGCAAGTTCAGGATAAGCCTTTACTCCATTTACTTTAAGTTTTGCAAGAGCTGATGCAAAGCTTGCGTCTAGTGCCATACCTGTAACAATGCCTTCTGAGCCTTGTACTAAAGCTATAGCTGCTTCAGCATTTAGATCAGGATCTGCTTCAGTGAAGACTACATTTTGCGTAACCTTCTTTATAAAGCAGTTATCGCCTATTACAGTTGACTCAGTCTTGCTTCTAGGGTTGATACCGTGTATGGCCATAAGGTCTAAACCTCTTGCAAGCTTCTTTGCAAAACCTTCGTTAAAGGCTCTTAGCATGTCAAGTTGAGTTTCTTCAGCTGCATACATAAATTCATCCGAAACTCTTGCTCCGTATTCAACCTTAATAGGTGTCATCTTTACAGGCTCAACAGTAAGGCCGCCTTCTGACTTCTTTCCATTTTCAGCTACTATGTCTATGTCTGAGTCCATAGTAAATGTGAATATCTTTTCACCTACAAATGGCACAGGTGTTTGGTGTGATAACACCGCTAGTGATGATCTACCTTGTACTTTATTGACAAGGTCTGATACTAATTCTTCATTAAATAAAGTTCCTTTTGATAATACTGGCATGATTATTCTCCTTTCAAACCATCTAATAATTTTTTGTACGCGTCATCCTTCTTTGGTGTAGTTTCAGTATTCTTTAAGGGTGGCGCTTCTTTCTTAAAGTAAGCTTGCAAGCTTTTTGCATCCTCGGCCATAGACTCTTCGTCGTCGCCTTGTATTCTGTCGGCTAGGTCATAAGGTATCTTATACTCCATGGCAACCTTTCTTTTCATTTCAGCCTTTTCATATGCTTGAAGCTTCTTTTGTAAAGTTTCAAGCTCTGCTGAGCTTTCCTTAGCCTTACTTAGCTCTTCTCTTAAAGAGTCATAGTCCTTGTACTTTTCCTCTACTTCCTTACTTAACTTATCTCGTTCTCTTTTAAGTCTGTCCTTGATGACTTCATCAAGTTCTTCTTGCGTTGTTATAGCTTTAAATTCTTCAGCCATTCTTATTCGCTCCTTTCCGTTTGCCCTCGTCAGGTATTTATATTAAAAAAAGACAAGTAAAAACTTGCCTTTGCTTAATAACTAATATATAATCTTTTGTTTCTTAGGCTTTACATAATTCTTGCAAGCCCAATGTGCTAGCAGCGCACTATCCATTAAGGATATGTCCATCTCTTCAAATTGTGCTCTATATCCAAAGCCGCCTTGGCTTCCTATGTTTCTCTTCTCACAGTTTGTAGCAACTTGCGATAGAGATGCTTGATCCATATGTGAGATGGTCTTTTCATATATAGCCTGCTCCCATAAAGAGTTAGCGTTTATAATTTCTTTTACAGTCGGTAGGCAAATATTCTTAATCTTAGCTGCTCTTAATTCTTCTTGTAGTATACTCTGTCTGCTTGCGCCATCTATAACTATAAGCTCAGGCTTAGACTGCTTTATAAAATCTATAAGCCAGTCGTCGCCATTCTTAACTGATTGACAGTCGATAGACTCTATAAAGACATCATCTTCTCTAGTCTTGACGGCTATGCTGAGAGCTGCGTTTCTGCCATCTTGGCCAAACTTAACCCCACAAAATAAGCTCCCTTTTAACTCAGGAAGCTTATCTACTTTACAAGCGAGCCAATCGACTTCGCTTATTGCTGATTTTTGATTGTATTTGATGTATAGGCCTAACCTTTGTATGTTAAAGTCTACTATGTCATTACCTATCTCATCTTCTACGCTTCTTTCAGTAAATATAGTGCCCAAAGATGGATTCGTCTTGTACCACAATTTTTTATCGTGCGGATCAGATTGTTCTTCAACTCCCCACTCACACCAAGCGCCGTTCTTACTAGCGCCTTCTATGACATCATTCTTGAAATCAACAAAGACTGTGCCAGCGCTTACTACTGTTGGCGGAGTACCACACATCAGAGTCTGAGGATTTTGTGAGTCAGTAACAACATACTTAAGAGCCGACTCTTGATCAGCAGTGTACTCTTGAGCCTCATCAATGATAAGTAGGTCGAAGCCTTCGCCGAGACCCCCTGTAGTGGTTCTTGTTCTAAACTCCACCCTGCCGCCCGTCTCTGGTATCTCAACCCTTTCTCTTCCAGTTGCTCTTAGCGATTCATACGTGATACCTATCTTGTCAAGCACCCTGCATAGCTTTTCCCACGATGCGTGCGACGTTGTCGTTCTGTGCGCCGTGTGGTTTATTTGCTCGCCTTCCATAATGCCATATAGCTCACGCATAAGTAGTATCTCACTCTTACCATTACGTCTAGGCAAAGAGTAACCAAACTTGGTATGCACCCATAAATGATTCTTATTGTACGCTAAGATGTGCTTTAGAATCGTTTCTTGCCATTTTTGAGCCTTATTGCCAGATTTTTCGTATAGATCTATCGCTTTTTTGTAGTCGCTCTTAGTGTATCTCTTAAGCTTAGAAAGAGTTGGTGTCTGACTTCCTATCTTTTTTCTAGCCAAGGCTAAGCTCCTAAAAGAGCTTGTATAATAATTTCCTCAGCAACTTTTTTGATAATATCAAAACTTACAGATTTGAATTTATTAAAAATCTTCTTCTTAGTCTCAGCCCATACATTATCATTAACTATTGCGTCTAATAAGTCATTACCTTGCCAAGTCAAGCTTTTTATATAAGCATCAATATATACACCATTCATAGCCTTATTTATGTTTGCGTTTATAAGGCCAGCTTCCTTCATAATCTCAACATTATAAATAACCTTTTGTAAATCGTTTGCGTCGTTTATAAAACTTTGGCAGTTTAAGTCGTCCATAGATTTGGAAGCTTCAATAAGTATAGATCTTACAAGTTCCATATCCCTTTTCACTCTATCACTCCCTTAATATTCGTCCTTTAAATCAGCAATAATCACTATGATATACGCTATAACTCCAAATATAAGAAATGGCGCCCATATAGGAGCAAGTACCCACAGCCATGGCCATGAGATATTGCCCGTAAGCTTAAGCGTTATAAATACAATAGCAAGTAGCGTCATAAATCCTACACCCCTTGTTTTCCTTTCATTTTTCTTCATCGTTACCTCCTAAATTTTGCAATAAAAAATCGTGCGTTATACAACACACGATTGATTTCTCTATATTTACACATTTTCTTTATATTTTTACACGATTAAGTCTCGATTATTCACGATTAAACAAGCGGCACTATATCCTTAACATTTTTAATAAAGCATTATATGCTTGTTCTATTTCTTTTCTAAAGTTTGTACCTTCTAGTCCAGGTTCTGTTTGCTCGCAAATATCAATCACATCATCATTTAAAAAAATAGCTATTTCATGATTTTCTTTTTCGATGTCCCAGAAGTTGTCGTGAATATAATCCTCTATATTTGTTGAAAAATCATGTTCTTTAACTAGTTTGTTTTTTAAGCCATTGTTTATTATGCTTAATAGCTCATTTATTTTATCCATTGATCTCAATCCAATCCTTTCTTGGTAAATCTCTTTCTAGTATAGAAACAAAGTCTCCTGTCTCCATGTCTCTAACTAGATATATATTTTTTGAACAATAAATCAATCTTCCACTACCCTGAGTATATTTCGGTTTTGATTTTGCTATATTTATTAAGTCTTCTTCGGTCAATCCAGCCTTATTTATTGCCCTATCCAAACCTCTAGCTATAGCGTGGCTAGAAAATTCAACCTTCTTTTTATGAGCATTTCTATAAAATTTAATCGCCTTCGCCTTAAACTCAGGACTCCAGTTTTTTTCTTCAATCTCTTTTATTGTTTGCTTGTTGATGTTTCTCTTTGTTTTATCTAATTTATCAACTTTTTTATATAATTCTCTTCGCCTTTTCTTTTTATGCTTTTCTTCGTTCCAATCATTATTGATTCTCTTTATGCCCTTTTTTGTTATATGCTCAAGCTTGCATCTACAAAACCTATGCCTCTTCCACACATTAGGGTTTGCTTCAGTATCCTCTGGATACTTATAAGTCCCTACGAGATTAGCGCAGTATGGACAGCAATTACCAGCTTCCATTCTAATTATTCTAGACTCAAGGCCTGCATTACTATTAAACTCTGCATTTACTTTTATCGTGTCATCTACTATGGATTGACTGCTATTAATAATTGGCTCATCTAAAAGCCATTTAGTATCTTGAAAGTCTTTTTCTGCTAGCTTCTCACAAAGATTATCTGCTCTCTCTTCATTAAACTTTGCTCTTTGGCTTTTTATATTTATACCCGCTTTTTTGTTTAAACTATCTTGAACATCTTTAGTGTATCCTGATACAATCTCGTAGTTCCTTTCAATGCTCGGCTTTATAACACCTTTAGCAAACTCTTTACTCATCTTACCATTTTCAAATAATTCTTCACTTATTTTCTCTGTAAGCGTTTGTGCAAGTAACTTGCCTGACTCTATAGAGATCTCATTAGCATCTATATAGCTTGCAAGTTTTTTACTAAGTTTCACTGCCTTTTCTTGTACGATTTTACTGTTGATAATCTTATCGTCAAAAGTATCAGCTATTTCTTTTTTAAGCTTTTCTATTAAGTCTCTCTCATCCATCTAAAACACCTTTACTACTTCCCACTTAACTTTAGCATTTTTATACTTTTTCACTAAGTCTAAATTTGATTCAAGTACATTTGCTAAGTTCATCATATCCCTTTGCCTATTCCTAATGATTACATTAGTTTTTGCTTGCCTAAATCCTGTATCAATCAAGACAAACCTCTTATTGTATCCTCTAAAGGCTCTTGCTTCTTCCTCTGTCGGGTAGCAAGTTATGTGGCAAACCTCATCATGTGTTTTAAGCAAGTTTTGCGTAAGTCTTATCTGATCAGTCTTTTTTGAATACATTGGCATGTAGTCTAAATCAGTAAAAGGCTTAAAATGCTTTTGAGCATATGTCGTTTTACCTGCCCCGATTAAACCACATAAGAATATAACAGTTTTCATTGCGCATCAAGTCCTGTAAAGTCAGATAAATTGTCCTTGTTGAAATAATCAGGCACAGCTTGATTAATCTTTATTGCTGCATCGCCCACACCAGAAAGTGCTGCCATGTCAGGCTCGAAAACGGGATACCACTTAGGCTTAGTTAAGTAAAATTGATTACGCACATAATTATAGTCATCAGCTAAACAGCGAGCCACATAGCCGACATTTAAAAAGCCGCTTCCAAAACATCTTTGAGCCTTACGAGCTGTTACTCTTAAAGTCTCGTGGCTTGCCTTAATCGCTTCAGCACTTGACGGATTGTCAGTCACAAAGCCTAAGTCATCAAGAGTAAGTCCAGTCTCACCTGCAAAGCTCGACGCTATAGTCTTGAGCTGCTCTGTAAATGGCGACATCGACGTAGATGTAAACTGTCCAAGCTTTGGCGCGTCTCCGTCTTCGTCCTTTGTAAATTGCAGCATACTTGATATAGTCGCCTTCCACTTGTCCATAGGCTCAGCCGTTTGAGACAAGCCTACAATATACTTTTGTGGGAAGCTGTAAAACTCAGCAGTTATATCTGCGCGCTCTAAAGTTCTCTTTGCGTGTCCTTGGTAATACATACATGCCCTAGTAATTCTGCTTCTTCCGAAAGGTCTCACAGCATCAGGCCTGTGTATGATAGGCACAAGTAGCGGCACGTCAGCAGGGTTGCTTCTGGTGTCAACAAGGTCATTGCCATTATAAAAATCAGTCCTATCACGTAAAAAGTGTGCTTCCAAAGTCGGCTTGCCCTTATCATCACGATCAAGCACAGCGTAACCCTCTTTTAAAAGTCCTGTAATAGGATCTAATATACCAGTAGCGTTGCTAGCTTCGATAACCTGTAGTCTTGGATAGCCCTCATCGCCCATAGAGATATACACAAAAGCGCAAGACGCAATAAGCGCAGATAGTATTGCACTATCGAAAAATATATCAGGATTGTTTAAGTTAAAGATCTCGTTTAATTCGAAATTATCATTAGCGAACTCTTTAAATACAAGCCTGTCAGCAAGAGCGTCAACCGCCTTAGTACACCAGCCTAAGCACGAGCGATACCTCTGCCTTATGTCTGGAGGTATGACCAGCCCTAAGTCCCTTTCTTGGTACTTACTGTCGTAGTAAGTGTACCTGGTATCCACCCTTCTTTTGTGATAATTAGACTTTCGTCTTAAGTAATCTAAACCTTGCTCCATAAAAACCTCCTAGATCAAGCTTATTTTATGTAAAAACATTAACTGTCCATAAGAAAACCAAAATTGACTCATTTTTTACACTTTGGTACATAATTTCGTAAAAAACAGCGCATTTTGAAGTCATTTTTTCATAATTTTTTTAAAATTTCAAAATTTTAATATAAATTTCTTTAAAAAACTCATCCATTATACTTTTATAAAATATATATATAAATTAGACATCTATCGCCCACCCTCTCCCCTCAATCCTGCACGCGAAAAAATGTACAATAACGAGCGGGAGGTACTGAGCCGATATGGGTGGGGTGGTATGCCCCCTCTAATGTCTAATCTTTTGCCTTGTAGTTCTTCCAATCACAACTTTGTGGCAAATTCCTGTTCGTTGGTATCTTCTTTTCTTGCATCACAAAGAGCTTGTCTGACTTTTGTCTGTTGCAACACCAATGAGCAAGCTGCAGATTCTCCAGTGCGCTCGGGTGTCCCCCTTTGGCGATTGGAATGATGTGATCCACGCATCCAGCCATCGGATCAGGGTACTTCAGACTCTTATCAACAGGTCTGCCACATATCCCACATACAGACTCCATCTTAAGAATCTTCTTCTTGTTCATCTCGTACTGAGCCCTGTGTGGCCCAGCCTTGTCAGCCCTTAACTCCTTAGCCATATACCTAGCCTCCCTAAAATAATATAGCACCCCCTACAAAATATAGCCTCGGCTATTAAAAGCCATCGCCATGTAAAGCCACCCGTAGTTTATAAAAACCATAAGCTAATAAAGCAAAGAGCCCTCGTACCAACTACGAGAGCTCCGCTAAATTAATTCAAGGAGGTGATAATGAACCGTTATCCATCTATGCACACTATCATTATATCACGACCCCAACTATCATTTACTATCATTCGCTCTCATCTAGATAAATTATTCAGTTTTACTCAGCCTCTTTAGAGCCTCCCCATGGATCCTTAAGACATGACTCTCCGAATAGTGCATCTCCATGGCAATAGTATGCCACACCTTTCCTTGCAAATACCTCTTGCTCATCACCTCATAGTACACACCCTCAAGAGACTCAATAGACTCCTTAGCCTTATCCTTTAGCCTAGTCAGCTCATCAATCTCATCTTTGACCCTACTTTTCATATCACAAATCTTAGCAATCGAGCCATCAAAACTAGATGGACTAGAGCCTCTTATACTAGATCGATAGTCTACACTTCTTGCATAACGTAAATCATGCTCAAGCCTAGCGATCTCACCACGTAGACAGTTAATCTTCTTGTCCAGGTCAATAATTCTTCTTAAATCCTTCTTAGTCATTTATCTTCCTCGTAGCCCACTCGCTTCTAAACATAGCAGAGCAGCCAGAACACTTGCGACCCCTTGAGCCATAACCTCTAACCTGCGCTCTCGTCTTTGTTCCACAAAATGGGCAAGTTATGATATAGTAGTTGTTTGCGTCCTTGCTAGGATGATACTCCATCTCCTTAATCCTCTTTGCAGATAATAACTCTCCCTCTTTTTTCATAATGTCTAATAAATACGACTTACCATTTCTGTACATACACATCACTCCTTTAGCCTCCTGAGCTTTAAGTACACACTCCATCCAGTGAACTCATTGTAAATAGCCTTAAAGCCATAGTCCTTGTCTAAAATCGCATATCCAGGATAAAGCCTTTTAATCAACTCAAAACTAGCACCCTCAGTCGCAATAGTGTTTAAAACCCTTCTTGAATACCTGTGATCATTATTCCTTATCCACGGCCTTGCTAGATTTTGAGAGCAAGACCACCTTCTCTTCTGTTTCGGGTTTCCAGAAAGGTAAGAGCACAGCCTTTGAATCCCACTGTTATAATCAGCACGTACCCTGTCACAGTTTACAAAGCCAATAGCGCGCTTGCCTTCACCCTTGCCTATAGACTTTCTCCATAAGCCTTCCACTACATCACGGTCTAAGCCATCATTCATAAGGACGTGGTGATGCACACGCACAGGACTCTCATCATCATCGCACCTAGAAGAAGTAACCACGATGTACTTTAAATCACCAAGACCCTCCTTCTTCCTTCTTCTCGCCACACGTCTTAAGTAGTTTCTAAGCTCCCTCTCAGCACCCTCAAGAGTATCAGGCAAGAACTCATCACTATAAGTCAGAGTCACAGAGTAACTGTTCTTAGAAAAGTTCGCTTCACAAATCCAAAGAAACCTTCTCCTCGCATTCTTATCATTGAGATTCTTCTGCGTATTAAGAGATACCCTCTCCTTCTTCGCACGTTTGCCCTTCTTAGATATTTGATTTTTACTTAAAGAAAATAAATCCACCTCCATGTAATCATCACCACAGTGAATTTTTTTCTCCCTAATAAACGTCCTCATACTACACCTACAAATTGGTCACAAAGATAATACCTATTACAAGCTCATCAAAGGCTTGCACATTAAGCCAATAAATGGTATAATATATATAAGAAGAGACATTATACCATTAGACAACCTAAGGGGGGCTTATAAAAAAGCACCCCTTTTTCTTTTTCTATAAATCATCAAAAACACCCATAGCGCCCTCAAGTCTCATCAAGCGCCTTAAGAGATGGTTAATCTTGCCTTGCGCCTGATCATACTTTCTACTATATATAAAGGAAGAAAGTTCGCCCATCAAATCCTTGCACCTGTTATACATAGAGATCACCCTATCATTATCAATAGAAAAGTCACCGTCAATGCCTTTTGTGTTCACCTCATCAAGCCACTTAAGAGGACAGACAACAACAGAGTTAGTATTACTGTCAAGCACCTCAGCGTATGGATCAACAAGACCCTCGCCCATACGAAAGACCAAAGCACTAATCTTTTTATATACTATGCCGTCCCTCATCACAGGCGCACCACTTATAAGCAGCTCCTTCGCCCTTTCATTACTAATCGCCAAGCGTGCCACCCTCTTTCTCCTTCATCTTACTAAGATTTAACTCCTCAGTATCTCTTTGAATAAAATAATATGCCTTTTCAATAGCTCCCTCTAAATTTATATAATAGTGCACAGCGCATTCAATTATAGCTCCTATAGCCTCTTCTAGCGCTTCTTCGCTGTAACCCGCATCAAAAATCATATTCATAGCCCTAGTAAAGTTCTTTATCAATCTTTCCTTTCTGCAAGCCATGATACTTTCCTTGCAAATCGGTTCATGCATCTTTCTCATCTTCTTATTATATATATCTAATATATTTATATTCTTTTCCAGCCAGCCATCAATGTAGTTGCCAGTAACCAAACACGCATACGTGCATCCTAAACTAGCTTTTATGCCGTCCTCATTACCAAAGCAAATCCCATTAATCACCATCGCCATAGATCCACACGTGTCAAGTTTTTGCCTCTCAAGCTCCATCTTTTCATAAAGCTGTCTGTTTATAGTAACTATCCTTAGCCTTATACTAAGCTCCTCAATATTCATTATCCCTTACCTCCCTTATTTTCTAAATCATGCTGTATTTTGAAATTTCTTGCTGCTTCACATAACTCATTCCAATCAAATATAACTTTGCTTCCGTCTTTAAATTCTATAATAGGCTCATGGTTATTAGTTACACTTATTGCTTCTATAGGCACGTTAGATTTATCTTCTGTGATATCTCCAATGTGTAATCTTAGTATTAAAGCATCTTTATTTAATAATTTCATTAAATTCTTCCTCCCAAATTCTTATCATTTAGATCGCATTGCTTTTGCCTCTCCATTTCAGCCTTGAATATATAAAGACTTGCTATGCCGCGTAACTGCTTTTCTAACTCATCAGCTTCCTTAGCTCTTTTAGCTTCCTTGTAGACTTCAAATGCTTTTAAACTTGACATAGTCAAACAAAATACAAGTATCATTATCGCCAGTAAAAGTATAAACTCCAAAATTCCCTGCTTGCTAAAATAAGATAAAAGCGCTGCAATACATATAAATACAGCTAATACAATTAAGTTAGGCTTGTTTTTTATAAACAGAAAATATAAATAATTATCCTTCTTCATTTTCTCCTCCTTGATTTACTAACAACCCATACTTGCCCACAAAAGGATATATCCCATGAAAAACAAAGCAGTTATAGAAAGCGCACCCAGTAATATCCCAGCAAAGTATTTTACTTTCCTAGCCATCCTCCAAAACGGCGCATTATAATTTATCCTTCTCATTACTTATTCCTCCACTTCTCATACATCTGGTGTGTCTTAATCGCTTTAATTTTGTCCTCAAGGCTTCTAACATACTCACTCAACGCACAAATTGATACCTCTTTAATGACAAACATCCTGTTAAGTTCATCCTCCAGCTCCCCTATTATTTCCTTAAGCTTAGATTTATCCATCCTATCAAGCTCATAAGAACTTATCTTTTCCTTGTAAACCTCTTTACTCATATTCAACCCCCGTAAGCTCAGTAATCTCCCTTATAACATTTCTTAATCTTCTAATAACCTCATCATTTCTGCCATTCCTGTTACTAAGACGGCACCTGTTAATCTCTTCCTTAATAATATTTATGCAATCAGTAACCCCACAAGTATATTCCATATAAAACCCTCCTAATCATTAAACCTAGCCTCAATACCAGCTTGAGACTTAACACTTATAAAAGGTATCTCACCCTTCTTGAACTTCTCCCACAAAATCGGATGCACATACACAACCCTCTTCTTTCCTGACGAAGCATTAGCGCATACCCCAAAAGGAAATAGCCCTTGCTCCAAAAAAGCCCTCACAGTCGGCTGAGCCAGACCCGTAAACTCACTAATCTCATCAATACTGACCTTCCTTAAACCAGCCTTGTAATTAACATTATTCTCCATTATTCCACCTTCCTTATTTATAAATAAATAGTTTTGCGTCCCTTTTACTAATTAAAGCTTCTTACTCTTCAATCCCCTCAATCTCAACAGCTTCAACACATCTAGTGTTTACCAATATCTTTCTGTCCTCATCATCAAATACTATAGTTATGGGTCTGTTCTCATCAAGAGCCTTGAATATATTCTTAAGCTCATTGTCATCCTTAACCTCATGATCTATAGTTGTGCCACTAAAATAATAAGTAACCTTATGCTTTTTATTTTCATACATTGTAAATTCCCCCTTCAATAATCTCATTTACATCAAGGCCCTTGATAAACCTCTCAAGATGCCTTACCTGATCAGACTCGGGTACACAGTAGCCAAGAGCCTTTAGAAGCTTTCTTCCATAGTCCATAGCCTTTTCTTTAGATACCTCACGCCAATCACTTCTTCTTGATCTAATCATTATCATCTTTTTTAAACACTTCGTAATTTTGATGAGTAAAAACACTTATATCAAGAGTGCATTTACAGTCAAACAATTCTTCAATTTCAGAAAACATCCTTATAAACTTCTTAATCTTCTCTTCATTGTCAACAGATAACTTGCAATTAATCTCCATCATCATTCCCCCTTCAATAATTTGCTCTCTTATCTCCCCTTAGTGATATAATAATCACAAGGAGGTGAATAATTTGATTTTCTACCATGTCGATAGAACAGATACTCTCAAAAATCTAAAAACCATCGAACTAATAAAACCAAACGTGCCAGAAGAGTTTAAAGAAACACTTCTTGAACTTTTTCCGAATGGTTTATCTTACCATGGTGTTCATTATGCTCTACAATCAAGCGAAGAACAACATATCTCAACATCTATAGAGCAAATCTTTGAACTATATAGGCAGATGTATTTCCCCGATAAGCCATCACGCTTTCAAAGCTTCTTCGCTTTTACATCATTAGAAGATGCAATAAACTTTACTTTAGATTATCCATTAGCCAAAATCTATAAAGTAAGCATAGATCATGATAACTATCACATAGGCGATATGAATCTCGTTAAGGGCGAGACAATCATACAGTGCCACAAGTTTGCTTTAGATTATTGGTCTGGACGTCTTAGCAATGAGCCGCTAAAAGAAGTGCTTCTCGTTCCACCTATTCGTATAGATGGTCAGCTAACTCGCCCATAGCATCCTCTTGATATAAGTAATAAGCATGTCTAGGCCCAGGCGCAGTGTAGTGGTAAAACTCAGGATTGAAACCTATAGAGCTTAAGATTAAAGTTAAGTCATTAGTCTTAAGCCCCTTTTCTTTTATCAGCTTTCTAAACGCGTCCCTTCTAGACTTGCTTTGAGTAATGTAGCGTATCCTACCAAAGTGAATCTTGCTTATGTCCTCATTTTGAACATGAGGCCTGTCAGGTGCCCATTTAATGCATCCTATATGTCCTTCAAACTTTTCTTGTCCTTTGTTTTCTTCATTCATAAATATTTTCCTCCTATATCTCAAATTGTTCAAACTCATCTAAGTCCGTCTCATATCTATCTTTGATCCAGTCAATCTCATCTTGCGAGAATTGAACGTGATATCTTTCATTCTCTACGTTATCACCTAAAGCGTATTCATCTTCGATTTTGTCATATGCTAAATATATGCTTGATCTATAAAAGCCAAACGCTTTAAATTTTAGTAAATATTTCTGCCCTTCGCTTCTTGGATACTCTCTTTCATTAATTGGAGTTCTTGCTAGCTCTGCGCAAAGATTAAATAATTCTTCTCCTATTTGTTCTGCCCCACCAGTATTCATTGTATATTGCTCGGTATTTGATACGCTTGCGATAACATAGCTGTTATATGGTCTAGTAGCATAAGTTATGTCTATATCACTATCAGCCTCATATCCAAGCTTTTCTACTTTTCTTATAAATTCAAGCCTTCTCATTTTACCTCTCTTCTCACGATAATTTTGAAACAAAAACTATTAGCCAAGCTTGTAATAACACGAAACTTAGCGCTAATACAGTCATTATATAAATATAGATCATATATTGTAGCCACTCGTTATCGCTTATAATCTCATAGATCATTACAAAAGCCTCAGCAATCGTTTTTAAGAGTTTTTTAATCATTTCGTTCCACATAATTTATCGTCTGCCTTATCACATCACGAGTGCAAGCCTCAATGCTGTCCAAGTGTATGTTGATAATTAAGTCCTCCTTGAAAGGATTCATAAACTTAACAACAATTAGCTCCCTAGACTCAAGATAATCAATACTCTCAATATCGTAGCCAGTCAAGTCATAGATAAGTTTTCTGAAGAATGGTAACTTCGTCCTTCTTTTGACGTCTTCAATAGCCTTTAAAGCCTTTAAAGCTTTCACATACTCCTCATCACTCCAAGCAGCAACTGCTTCATTCATAAATAATCACGCTCCTTTGTTTGATTTGTAACTTTTTATGCTACTTTTTAGATAAAAAAATATCTGCTGGATCTGTGATTTCTAATATCTCTGATAGTTTTATTGCCTCATCACATCCAAATTTAGCATTATTTAATTTTTTGTTAAATGTGTTTTTGCTCATATTGAGCTTTTTAGCCATTTGTTCTTGTGTATAGCCTTTTCTTGTCATGTATGCTTTTAACTCATTTACTTTCATAATCTTTTTCGACCCCCTTTTTCGTAACTTTTTATGTTACCCATATAATATCACTTAAAAAGATACTTGTCAAGCTTTTTTTGTAAATTTGTTTAATATTTTTATATATTTTTCAATTTTCAGTTGACTTTATACCATTTTATTGGTATTATATTTATATAAGGATGGTGAAAAAAATGACAATCGGAGAAAAAATTAAAAAATTAAGGCTAGATAATAATATGACCTTAGAAGAGCTAGGTGGCAAAGTTGGTGTTTCAAAACAGTCACTATTTAAATATGAAAATGGAATTGTAACAAACATACCATTAGATAGAATAGAAAAATTAGGAAAAGTTTTAGGTGTAGACCCATCGGAGCTAGTTGGCTGGAGCAATGTTAAAGAGGTTAAGCTAGATATACATCCACGCAAAATACCTATCCTAGGTAAAATTGCAGCAGGCACACCCATACTAGCCGTAGAAAATCACGAAGACTACTTCGACACATCCGAGTTTATAAACGCAGACTTCGCCCTGCAAATTCAAGGCGACTCCATGATAGGCTCACGCATCTACGACGGCGACATCGTCTTTTTAAAAAAGCAGTCCTTTATTGACAACGGACAGATAGGCGCCTTCCTAATAGACGGAGAAGCAACCTTAAAAATCTTTAACAAGCAAAATAATACCGTTATGCTCCTTTCTTCAAATCCAAATTATTCACCCATAATATTAAACCCAGAGAAAGAAAATATAATACTCGGCAAACTAATCGGTGTTTATTCAAGAAGGTAAATATAATATATAAAAGGAGTGATATCTATGAAAGAAAGAAAACAAAATATCGCACTAGGTAAAAGGTTTAAATCACTAAGAGTAAATTGTGGTCTAACCCAAAAACAGCTCGCAGAAAAAGTTGGAATAACATCTACAACTCTATCAAGGTATGAACAAGGCTACATAGACCATATAAACACATCTATGATAAGTAAGTTTGCTGAAATCTTTGGTGTAAGTCCTGTATATCTATTAGGAGTAGATTTTGATAAAGACGATTATATTTTAAGCAGCGATGAACTAGACGAACTTACATCGATGCTGCAAAATCTTACAAAAAGTCAAATAGATATAATAAGATTGATACTTAAAGAATTTGACGAAAACAACAAAAAATTTTAAAAAAACACTAAAAAATTGTATAAAAACTTAAAAAAATTAATAAAAAACTTGACAAAATATCATAAACAGGGTATAATTTAATCACAAGGAAAGGAAGCGAGGTTTTCGCTTATATTGGAGCTCTGTCATTTTATGATGGGGCTCTTTTATTATTTAAGGAGTAAGTATGGAAGAAAAACCTTTTAAAACAATTGAAGAACAAATTAAAATTCTTGAGTCTAGAGGAATGACAGTTGATCATAAAAAAGCAGAAGAATCTTTAATGAAAAATGGTTACTATAATATTATTAACGGCTATAAAGACTTCTTTTTAGCAAATGATAATAAATTTATACCTGGTACAAAATTTTATGATCTAGATACATTGTTTCAGATTGATAAGCATCTAAGCAAGGCTTTCTTTTCATCATCTTTAGATATAGAAAGAATGTTTAAAACGAATTTAGCCTACTATTTATCAGAAAAATTTGGAGAAAAAGAAGAAAACTATTTAGACGCAAAAAACTATGACACAGGAAAAAATATAAAGAAAAATGTATGGCAAATTGATAAAACCATATCAATATTCAAAAAGTTAATATCTCAAGATATAGAACCAATAACTCATTACAAGAAAAAATATAGCAATGTACCACCTTGGATACTCTTTACAAGAGCCACATTTGGTAATGTTTTTTACTTATATAAACTATCTAAAAGTGATATAAAGACAAGAGTTATTTCAAGCATATTGAATATAGATCCTGACCTCATAGATGATTTAACAAAACGAGTTTTTACAGATGTAATGCTTTTAGTGCTACACTTTAGAAACAGAACTGCACATGCTAACAGAACATACAACTTTAAAATACAAGCTTCTAGTAACTTTATGCCATATAGTGGAGCATATTATGATCCATTCAGCATAAGTATTCAAGAGCATAAAGAAAATATTTGTAGAACAGATGCATTTGCTTTTATATCCAGCATATATTACCTTGACAAAACAAATTATATTATACTTAGAGAACAACTAATTCAAATATTAAACTTTTATAAAACAGTTCAACCACAAAATTATAAAAAACTATTATTAGCTTTAGGCATTCCTAATAAATTTATCGATACAAATATAGAGAAAGTTCTGCCGATATAAAATCATTATAAGCTTAAAGCTAATAAAAAATCCCTTAGTTTCGGTACATCTCGTATCGTGAGAGACCTACACCTAAGGGATAGAATATATACATTATACATTATTTTATAATAAAAGTCAGATAAAAAGACCGTGCATCCCACCACGAACGCCACGGTCTAATGAAAAAGAATAACAATAGGCTTTTTCATGCCTATTATACCATAATAGGGGGTAAAAATCAATGAAAAATCCAAATGGATATGGCAGCGTTGTATATCTTGGGCCAAATCGTCGAAGACCATACGGAGCAAGAATAACCCAAGGCTATAGATCCAACGGCAAGCCAATTAAAAAGTATATAGGATACTACAAAACACGAAAAGAAGCAATGATAGCGCTTAGCGAGTATCATCTTAATCCAGAGTCTATAAGAAAAGTGCCAACATTACAAGAATTATTCGATATATTTATCGAGGATAAAAAAGAGAAGAGATCAAAATCAACCATTGAAATGTACACAGGTGCATTTAATCATGTTGCAAGATATGCAAAATATAAAATCACAGACATTAAAAAGTCACACATACAAGATATTATTAACACGATCTCAAGGACAAGTGAAACTGGAAGCTACTCACTTTGCAGTCAGATAAAACTACTTATGTCACAAATCTTTGACATGGCAATGGACGACGATTACGTCACAAAAAATTATGCAAAAAATATAATACTGCCCGAAAAAAAAGTATCAGATAAAACAATATTTACACCCGACGAGATCAAAAAGATGTTTAATGCCATTGATAAAAATATATATGTGACACTACCACTACTTTTAATCTACACATGTATGAGACCATCAGAGCTATTAAAAATAAGAAAATTTAACGTACACATCAAAGAGCAATACATGGTCGGCGGAATCAAAACACAGGCAGGTAAGAACAGAATTATCCCAATAAACAAAAAAATACTGCCACTAGTAGAAAATTGGATGAAGACCAAATCAGAATTTTTAATCAGCAAAAATAATGAACCCATCACGTACAACTACTTTAGAGAATATCTATATTACACGGCTCTCGATGATGCTGGAGTGAGACATCTAGTGCCGCACAAGTGTAGAAAGACAGGAATCAGTATGTTAAAAAATGCTGGAGTAGAAAACGATATAATCACGAGAATTGCAGGACATACAGACTATAGCACCACAGATAAATACTATGTCAATCTAGATATTAATACTTTGGTCGATAAAGCAAATATCATTTAGAGTGTGTATACCACGTGTATACCACCGTGATAAATCCTAGTAAATTCTGGTGCATTTTATAAAAATACAAAATAAAAAAGTAAAGGCTACAATATAGTTACTATCTATATTATAGCCTTTTTCTAATGGCGCATCATGAGGGAGTCGAACCCCCGACCTTCTGGTTCGTAGCCAGACACTCTATATAGGTTATTGACATCAAAAATCCTCTGGATTACACCAGAGGATTTATTTATATTATTCAGTTATTCTATAAGCTTTATAGCCCTTTGTCCTAAGCTTGGATATTCTTACACCAGTTGTTTCAATTGATTCAGCGACCATACCATTACCAATGTAGAGCATCATGTGCTGACCAGCATTATTTAGAATATCTCCTTTTTGTAATTGATTCATAGGTATCTCGACAAAAGACTCTGGATACCAATCAAGTGTCC